TACAACTGCTGGTGCTTCTTCAGCAACAACTGGTGCTTCTGCTACTACAGTCTCTTCGACTGTTGTGTTTTCTGTATTCTCTGACACTTCATTACCTCCTTCTATGTCTGCCTGTTTTGCAATTTGTGTTTCAGGCGTGGACAATCTTGATTTTTTATGTAAATCAAGAATCTTGTTTATTTCTTTTGCTTTGTTAACATCGTTTGACTCTACCCATCCAATTAGTGTTGCAGGTTTTCCTGTAACTGGGGAATCGTATGATGCTTCTGTTGAAATAAATACTGAGTCTGAGTCTGCACAATAAAAAATGTTTTCTGCTTTAACCTCAGTTGCTATTCCTTTAAATATTAGTTCGCCATTCATCTTAGATATAGACAAGATGTTGCAAAGTTCGTTTGCTGGAGAGTCGACAATTGAAAGTTCCATCAATGAGTAATCTTTGATAAATCTTGTAGTCTTGCCAGTTGACTTGTTAACTTCGTTGTCTGATTCAATGATCTTTCCGCCGATTGAAAATCCTGTTAGTGTTCCGTCTAGAACTTTTTCCCAGGTATCCTGAGCGCCTTTTGAAACATATGCATCTACATAAACTCCGTTGTAAAATTCTTGTGACTTTGCATCATAGTATGTTTCTGGCTTAAATGAAATCATTTTGCCTACTGCGTTTGAGCTGTGCATCTCACGAATGTTTCCACGGAAATTTTCAAAAGCTTTAATGCTTGCTTCCATGGTAACTACGTCACCTGTCTGATCAACGTTGTCTAGTGTTGCAAAGCCCGAGACAGTACGCTTTTCACGGTTGACTTTTGTAAATGGGACCGATAAAACTATCTGATCGCCATTGGAAGACCATAAGGATTTTTCAATGTTCATATGCTTAATTTTATAACGTTATCGTATATAAGGCAAATAATGGTTGAGCAGGGTTAGTCGACTTGTCTTCCATCTCCTTGAGCATTTCTTCCCTCTCCAGAAATATCGGGGGAATTTGCAGACCTTTCAGAATCTCTAGTTCTGGTTTTGCCTGCCTGTGCTCTGGTCTCTGCCTGTGCCTGTGGCTTTAATTCAACAACTTTATCTCCACCCTCAAGTGGAACCATGCCCATTCTAATTCTTATTTCATTAGGAGTCACTACCTGCATTCTTAAATAACGCTCATCAATTTTAGATTGAGTGTCTTCATCTGTCAGGGTAAGCTCATTAAATTTAAGAATAAGGGCATCTGTCATCTCTTCAATGATCTTATTTAATTTCTTTTCCAAATTCATTTGTGCTGGACGACATACTTGCTCTCTAAATGTCTTATCGGCATCTCTTGCCACCGCCAAGTTAACTCCTTCTGGGGTTCCAATTTTATTAATTGGCACACGGTGGGATAGAAGGATTTCGTCTCTATTTGATTTACGATATACGTTAAATGAAGACTCTTGAGTTCCTGCCTCAATTGGCTCCATCTTAAATTCAGTTTTAGAATCTGGGGAATCTGGTGGAAGCGGAATATAAAGGGATCTGTGATTCTTTCCTCTTAACCCAACCTGGAAAAACTCAAGTAGCTTACGCTCAGACTCCGTAGAAAGCTTTGCTCCTTTTACTGTAATAATATAGCGAGGGACTGCTTTGTTTTCAAAGTAATCTAGGTTATACTTTCCAGCAAATTCATTTCCTGCCATAGCATTTGATGAGGCCACAATGTCTGGGATACCGTAATAGTTATTTGTAGGCGTATACTTCTTTAGGTGAATAATTTCATTCGGTCTATCTAGCCCGCCTGCAATTGGATTCTCTGTTTCTTGATCTCCAAATGTGCGGAAGAAAACTGCCTTGCCATAAAGCAATTGAATAAAGCCATCACGTAGGCGGCGCACACGCATTGTCTTTGCTGGGATATGTCCAATATATCCAATCTTACCTGCTGACGTTCTTCCGATTTCAATGTAGCCATTGCCTGTTGCTTCAACATCTGTGTAAGCCTTAATTAAAGTTTCAGTAAATGTTTCTTCTTCATTACATTCTTCTAGCCAGTCATAAAGATCTTGGCGAAGACGATTTAATTTACGACGGGCACGTTCTAATGACTTATCATCTGTAATATTATCAAAAGCTTCTTGCGTCTTACGTGTTTCAATAAAGTCGTGTCCAAGACCCACAATATTTGAAACCTTAGCATTAATTGCTGAATAGTTGTATGGGGAAATTTCGTAAATAGTTGATAGGTAGTCTAGGTTGTATGGAGGCTCAACAAGATCAAACATTGCGTAGCCAGTAACTGCTTGCTGCAATAAGTTCTGCTGAGTTTCTGTTCCATCAATACCCTGGAATCTTTTTTGAAGGTCTCTATTCATCTTGCGACGAAATGCTGGGCTAAGCCCTGAAATCTTTGTAAGCTCTTCTCCACTTACTTTAAATAAATCTGTAGTTGTTTCTTCTCTTGGAGTATTAAACTTCATCCAGTCCGCTACGTTTGAAACTACAATATCCTGAGAGTCATCATCTTCTACATACTTTGTCATTTCAATTTACCTAACTTTTTAATTTCGTCTTTATAGTTTCCAATATCAAATGGATCTGGAACTAGTCCCCATTCAAGTCTTTGCTTTTGTTCTGCAAATTCTTCGTCGTTAATTTTGCGCCTAGCGGAAAGAAACTTAGGCCCGCCTTCATATATGCCATATGAGCGAACTTCTCTAGCCAAAGCATCGATGAGGGATCTATTTCCTTTTTTGGCCGTGACTGAAAGAAAGTTCCCATCGTCATCTCCAATCCATCTGCCATCAGGCATTTCCCACACATATATCCCAAGTGGTGATTCTTCTATTACTTGACGACGTATGTTATTCATTTCCATAAGTTTTATTTTACCATTATTTACTGTCTAAGTCCAGCTTTTTGTCACTCAATGTGACAAATTTATACGCTTTGAACCACAACCCAGTCATTGTCATAGTATTCAGCAGGCAATTCTGTCAGGCTCATTACTGGATCTATTATTGTAGAAGCAGGTCTTCCGCAATATAAATCAAAATGGGTAGTAACGTCTGACTGAGTAAGCTCTCTATTATATAGCGATATGTTGTTGTATAAATTATCTGGGCCGCCTGTATTTTCATAATTAAACTGAATGGGTCCATTTACAGCCCCATCAAATACAAGAACTACGTGGTGAGGCTCTCCAGCGACCAGGAAATTGCTTATATTGGTCTGTGAGGTCTTATCTACCCCATTGATATAAACTTTGCTTATAGAGGCCTTAGAGACCACGCCAGACCCATTCCAGGCATACTTGGTGCCAGTTATTGGATCATAGAATAAAGTATTGGCTCCATTTGTTTTAGGAGTAAAAAACATCTCTACTGTATTTATAATTGAATTAGGACTTATATCAAATCCATATCCTGAATTTGGCCTAATCCCATTATTATAATGTCTCATCAGGGGAGAGTAGTTTAAGGACCCTATGGCAAATTGATTGCTAGATTCAATATAACTATTAAAATTATCAGCATAAATTTTAGACTGGCTATAAAACTTAATTGAAAAAAACGATAATCTTGGCAAGAACTTGCTGGCGTCTGTGGTAGACATAGTTATTTTAATATATAGAAGACCGCTTGTATTAAAGTTTCCCTTTCTATACTGAGGCACCGCTTCTCCATTTACACAGTTTAGGTAGCTTACCCCATCAGTGCTAGTCTGAACGGATATACCTAATTCATTACGCCATTCAATTTTAGAATTTACAAAACCTGACTCCATTGGAATGAAAATAAAGTCATCAATTACATATGATTTTGATTGGGGGGTAGAGGTTGGGATAAATCCAATATACTTTCCTTTGTCGTCATAATAAGTATTTGAATCTATAAGGCTATCCCATTCGGTATCGACCCCATAGGTGTAACTAAAATCTATTCTATTTGTTCTGTCAGAGCAAGAAAATAAAACTCCTTCTTCTGGGTTAACAACATGTATTGGCTGAATGTAATAATTAGCATCGTTATAATGTCTTTTAATAGATGCCTCGTTTAGTCCATATCGATAAACTGCTGGAGCATCTACTACAAGGTAGTCTCCCGCATCTGAAGTTGGTCCTATCTGTAGATCTAGCGATGTATTTGTAAATTTAAAATTAGAGTCTATGGTTTTATTTGCTACTTGAGTTCCGTCGATATATAAAGAAATAGAGCTTACGGAATATATGCCTACAATATGCATTGCCTTTTTGGTATAAGTTGTAGCCCACCTAATTTGTTCTGTATCGGTAACCTTAAATACGACATCTCCCTTTTCCCAATACAAACCAATTTTATCTGTAGTGTCTGCAAATAAGGTTGTTAAGTTAGATGACTGAATAGATGGGCTTACCCATAATTCTAATGTAAAGTCATTGTCTGAAGAATATTTATTGCCTAGCCCGTTTGAAACAGATGAGCCATAGAAGTCTTTTGATGTTGGTACTGTTATATAAGCGGTATTGGTTATCTTTGTTCCTGACCCGCCGCCTGGAATAATTGGCAGCATATTAGATGCAGGAGACCCTACATAAGTAGCGTTATTTCCACATCCAGAGATATCTGCGGCAGTGGTACCCGAAGACTCATCCAGAGGCCAAAAGCCAATCGGATAATCTTTGATTACCTTCAGTTCATAACTCATAATTATATTATACTACACTTACAAAGAAGTGTTTAAGGAATGACTTCTACGCCAGAAATGGTAAGAAGGATACCGCCTGGAATGCTAGCCTGAGCAAATATTCTGTCTCCTGGATTTACTACTATTGTAACATCGTGAGAGATAATAGATTTTTCTGGGGCTGTCATGTCTGGGAAAACCTTGTTATAATTTTGAGCGTCTTCACCAGCAGGGGCTACATAGATAGAATACTTTAATGTTCCATTATAAATGTTTGAAACAATAATGTTTTTTATAATTGCTTTGTTAGCAAAGGTCTCTAGTGGGGTAGTTGCTAATTGAGTTAGTATTAAAGGGCCAACAAATCTTTGGGGTTCATATGCCATTTTTTATCCTTAGACGATTGTCCACTTAGAAATAAGGTCTCTTTCAACCTGACCCATTTCATAATCACTTATTGCTCTGTTGTAAATAAGTATTTCGCCTAGGTCAAACTGTCCGTATGTAGAAAGGTATCGTCCGATTGTCTGCCCTGTCATGTTAGATGGGGCTCCGTCTGAGGCTCCAAGGGCTACAGTTACACCGTTTCTTCTAACTTCTCTTCTATTATTTGTGTTATCGTATCTTATAGCATAAAGCTCTGGTTGTCCAGGAGTTACCGCTGGAACAATAGCATTGATATCATCATTTCCAAAAACAGCTCTGGATGAAGTAGGAATAGTATAACCAAAAGCTAGGTTAGATCTTGTTGCCACTCCTTGTCCTCCGATAACAAATGAGCTGCCAGTCTTTGCTGTTTTGGTTGCAACATAAAAAAATGTAAAAGATGTATTTGCAAGCCATGATAGTGTAGGGTCTGAGAATGTCATGAATTGGTTTACGCCATCAAATCTTAGTGCTGGCAATGAGTTAATTGCTGCTATTACGTAAGTAGGCTGATTTGCTGGAGTTGCCTGCACAAAATTTCTTAGATACTGAGATCTTTCTTTTGCTAGGAAGCATTTGTTTGTAACAGGAGTTACTTCAAAGTTATCAACAGCTGTGCCGTCTAGCCATAGCTGTAAGCCAAACTGGCTGTATCTTGATCTCTTAAATACTGATCTCTGGTTTACTAACATTATTCCCCCTGTAAGGATTCAAATTCTTCAATACCAGCCAGATTTGATTCTAGCTCTTCTGAAGTAAAATCTACAAGCTCAACTCTATAAACAGATCCATCTAAAAAGTATGGGTCGCAGAATATCATTTTCTGTGTTTCTGAGTCATGCTCTAAATATTCTAAAACCTCAACTAGATCATTCTCTTCTTTAAAGTCGTCATTAGGACCTGAAAGTGGAAAAGAGGAATTTGGAAATAAAGTGTTTAGTGTTCCAGATCTCTTTACAGTTTCTCCGTCAAGTATCGCATAATACATTTTAGCCGTGTGTCCATTCAGCCATTGGAACAATCAGTGGATAATTTGTAGACTGATATCTTGTATCAAATGAGTATGTGAAGGTTGACTTGAAAAGGTTGATGTTTGAACCATTCGCCTGCGCTGTTCCGTCAGAGTCCCGTCCATATTTTAGAAGTCCACCTAAATCAACAACGTATAGTCTCATACCTACGTTTCCGTCGTTGTTAGAAGATCCTGCGTGGAAAAGGAATTTATCCTTCTTGAAAGGAACAATTTGTGCTCCCCAGTCGGTGCTTCCCCATTGTGAAATGTAATACTTTGAAGGGTCTTGCGAGTTAAACCAAATACAGTTGAATCCTGACTGATAGTAGTAATATGGCGCATAAGCTGCAAACCAGTTATTGTCCCAAGTCTGCATGTAGCGCATACCGAAGTAAGTGCCTTGCTCAATTCCGTATGATGTTGTATTTCCAATACCATTCAAGGTAGTTAGGGTTCCAGAAGTTGTAGCAAAGTTAGGCTGGAATGTTGCATAGTGAGTTATGTTTGAAGGAACAAATCTTGCTATTCCAACAAGGTTGTTATCTCCCATAACAATGTATGCTTTTCTTCTTGACTCATCATAGTTTTGAGATGAGCTAGCTTGCCACTGAAAATCGTTGTAGTAGTAATAAGCTGTTTGTGTCAATGCTGTTGGTGTTCCCGCAGTTTTTGCTTCTAACAAAAATCTGTGCATAGTTCCAGCTGTATAGTTTTCTGAATCTAAATCTCTATTAGGGTTTGCGTTTTTCCATACATGAAGTCTGTAGTTGTTTGAGTTATCTCTAGGCTCTAAAACTGCTAGAGTATTAGTTCTAACGTTGTAAGAAATAGCTGTGTATCCAGTATTAGTGTTGGTCCATGATGCGTATGTGCTGCTCATAGGAACATGCTCTAGTGGAGAAACTCCGCTTCTAGGATATATTCCTAAGTTGTTGTTTCTGTAATAAATTGAATTTCTTGGACGAACTCCTGATTTTTGAATCATTGTTCCAAAGAATGGCCAGTACTCATTAACCATGTTGTACCAAACTGAGTGTGAGAATTGACCGTCAGAACCTGAAGCAGGGGCGTGTCCTGGTAGACGTACAAGCCAGTTACCTTCATCTTGCTGGAAGTTAGTTCCTTTTACTGAAGAGTGTCCAGTGCTTCTAGATCCTTGAGATGTATTTGTATATCTTGCACCTCTATCAGGCCAGTCTTGACCTTCTGTATCATCTCTTAAGTATCCGCCAAACATAGGCTGCATGTTGCTGCCGTAAGTAACAAATGCTGGCTCGTTAGATCTATTTGTATAGGTAGCCCATGTAGGAAGTGGTGGGTTTTTTGTAACAGCATTATTTTTAATATTATCATCAATTAAGTCTACCTGTGCAATAGAAGCGCTTAAGCTAACTGCTGCTGTAGATGACAGTAGGATAGACAGCATCTGAGGGCTTGTGTTCAATCCAGCATTTAGATTGCTAAAAACCGATACGTCTAAGTCTGGTAATGCTACCGAGGTACTGTTTGATGCTATTGTTGATATTGCCACTTTGTTCTCCTATTTATGTTAGATTTTCAAATCTGAGAATGCGTATTATCCGAAGA